AAAAAAAAAAAACACAAAAAAAAAAAAAACGCCCCCGCCAGTCTATTTTGCCCGGCGGGGTCGTGATTGTTCACATTTTGCTTCTAGTCGAATCATCTTTTTTCTTACACAGCATCTTTACGCTCACGCTTTGCAGCCATCGTCAGGTATCGGCGGTACTGAATGCTGAATCCATAAACCTTATACGGAGCATCCACATACTCAACCGTGCCATCCATATTGCACCGCTTGAAACCTCGGAAGCTGTTCAGCGTCCGGCGGTTTCCAACCGTAGTAAGGGTCACACCGAAGGTCGTCTTGAACTCGACCACATCTCCTTTGACCGTTCCCTTTTCAATGAAAGCACAGTAGATGCCCTTTTCAAAATGAAGCAGGTCGGGAGCCTCGGCAATCAGCTCCGGTGTAAGTTTCAGGCTACGCTTACGAGTACTCGTAGGGTTGCCATCTTCATCCCTATACGCACTACTCTGAACATTCAGCCCATATACCTTCAGAGGCATACCTGCCGTGTTCTGTTCAGGAAGCTGTTTCAGGCAGTCGATGAAGAAATCGAAGTTCTTCTTCATGTTTCCGAGTTCTCCCTGTTCGTTTTCCAGCATACTGCGCTCTTTTCGCAGGTCATCCATACGCTTCCGAATCTCATTTGCAAGCGTGTTATAGGTTTCGACCACAGAACCTTCCTCGACATCGATGCTGTACATTCTCGTTCCAAGGTCACTGGCTGTCAGTCCATTGCGGATGTCCATTTCAAGGTCACCAATGGAAAGGTCACCGTTTGCAATGGCTTCTTTTAAATTCTCGTTCTGCTCCATCGCCGCCTCACGCATTGCAACCACCTGTTTACCGATGATTTCATTCAGTTTGACTTCCAATTCTTTCACCTGATCGTCCAGAGCTTCGATACGCTGAGCAGAAACTGCACTGTTTTTCACTTTCCGGTAAAATTTGTCGTAGGCAGCCTTAAACATCCGGACGATATCCGAACCATCACCTTTTGTCTCGTAGTCATACTTTAGTCGGTAGAGCATTTCCATGAAGCTCTGTTCCAAAGCGACCTCATGGTAGAGTTCGGAAGGACACCGCTCCTCGGCGGCTTCCCGTTCCGCATCTGTCATCCGCCCCAGTTTGCTGCGGCAGTATTTCTTCTGGTCAAGAGTTCCAGTCTTGGGTTCTTCCCCTTCCCGTACTCCGGCTTTCCTCTTACAACGCCAGACCGGGAATGCAAAAGTGTACTTCTCCAGATATTCACCGCCGTCCTCACCTGTTGCCTGCAAACTCCGCTCATCCGTATAGCCAGATGCCACGTTCGTGTAGGTGAGGCGGAAGAATCCGGCACCGCACTCTTCTCCATCCGGCAAATGCGTTCCACAGACAAGGTTTACAAAGGGACGTTTCACAATGGTCTTCTTCTCTTTGGTCTTGATGTCTCCCCGGTTGGGTTTGTTGTACATCATGGCCTGTACTTTATCCCAAGTCAGACGGTCGATGATTGCGACATGATGGTTTTCGATATAGTAGCGAGGTGCTTCACCACTGTTCTTTGAAGACCGATGGGTTAGGAAGTCTTTTGTGATGGTCTTCTGCATCTCAATGTCGCCCACATACTTCTCATTCCGAAGAATGATCATAACGGAACCAGCTGCCCATTTCTTTCCGTTTACTGTCGGCCGCCCCATCTCATTCAATTCTGCCGCGATTTTAGTGGCGGACAGTCCCAGCAGATACCGCTCAAAGATGTAGCGGACGGTGGCCGCCTGATCGGAGTTGATGATCCATTCACCATCCGGACCCATATCGTAGCCAATCATGCGCTTCAGATTGATCTGCGGACTGCCGCGCTGGAACTTGCGCTGGAGTGCCCAGCGGATGTTGTCCGAAATGGAGCGGCTTTCGTCTTGCGCCAGAGCCGAAAGAATGGTCAAAATCAATTCACCAGTTGCATCCAGCGTATCGATATTCTCTTTTTCAAAGAAAACGCCCACCGGAGGATTGAGCTGTCGAAGCTCACGGATACAAGTTAGTGTATCAACCGTGTTACGGGCAAAACGGGAAATGGACTTCGATACGATATAATCGATTCTTCCTGCCTTGGCATCATCCATCATGCGGTTGAACTCCACGCGGTGCGCACGGCTCGTGCCGGACAATGCTTCGTCCGCATAGATGCCAGCGAAACGCCAGCCCGGTTTGCTGGTGATGAAACTCGTATAAAAAGCTTTCTGGGTCGTATAGGAAGTCTGCTGACTTTCATCTCCCGTGGAAACACGGCAGTAGGCAGCCACACGGATGTTGTTCTGCATCTTCAACTGACCGCCATTTTGCACAGAGCGTTTGGTTGCCGGAATAATAGAAACATTTGCCATAGTGCTTTCTCCTCTCATTTTATAAACCGTTTCCGGTATGCGTTATCCCGCATGACCTGTCCATCATAGTAGCTGGCGGTATTGCGGAAGTCTTCAATATTGCTGTCCATCTCCACTTTTGTTCGAGTGTCATCGAACCAATGAACACTGTACTTCAGCGGAGAGTAAACCGTGATGGACAGGATGAACGCTTTGCAGTGTTCCCCTGTCAATCCATTCAAGAATGCTACGGTTCCCTCTCGGCCCTTGGGAAGCTGTCTCATCCACTGCACCGCTTCTTCTCTGCGGTCGTAGTCATCTTCCAGCTCATCCCAGTAGTCTTCCAGATAATCGAGCTTGTCCTCCAGCTTCTGGGCTTCGGTCTCATCCTGCTCTATCCGTTTTCTCAACCGCTCGATTTCCTCTTTTCGCTCAGTCAGGGCCGCTTCATCTATCGTTTCATCTCCAAGCAAGTCCCGCCGGGTCTCCATCGCATCTTTCTGGCTTTGAAGAAGGCTCATTCTCTTATGGGCAGCTTCTGCGTCTTTCTGGAGTGCGATGATTTGCTTTTTGTAGAAACAACGGTCACGCTCCATGAAGTCAATCTTCTGCAGGTTTTCAAGCCGTGCCTGCATCTGAATCACAAAGTCATCGGCCTCATGAGTAAGAAAGTCGGTATTCTCTGCGTACCGTCCGCTCATAATGTCTGCCACGCTCACATCATCCCGAATGGGGGCGCTCGACAACTGGAAGCGTTCTATCACGGCCCTGCGGATAACACGGACAATCTGCTCTTCGTAGACACTTTCGGCATGGCAGATGCTCTTTCCATTGTTCTGCTTCGCCGAAGGGCAAAACCATATAGGATTCAGATTTCTATTTCTTACATTGAAAAATCGTCCGCAGCTTCCGCAGATAAGCCGTCCTGAAAAAGCCCACTGTGTTTTTTCCTCTCTCTTGTGCGAATCCGATTTTGCATTGACGATCTTTTGCACCTTTTCAAACAGTTCCCTGCTCACAATCGCTGGATGATGGTCTTTAATGTAGTACTGCTGAACTTCACCTTTGTTTTTCCGCACTTCATGCGACAGATAGTCAGCAGTATAGCTTTTCTGTACCAGAACATCTCCAGTATACCGTTCATTGCGAATCATCCCAGCAATCCGACCGTTTGTCCATCCGGTGTCAAGCTCGCTGTTAAGCTGACCTTTCTTGGATTTGACCTTGCGCAACTTCTGTGCACTGCTCTCCGGAGCAGGAATGTGCTCACGGTTCAATTTCCTTGCGATGTCTGCAAACGAGAACCCTTCTGCGACCTCTTGGAAGATGCGCCGGATAACTACAGCTTCCTCCTTAACGATTTCAACTGCCTTATACTTGTAGCCGCTTTCGCTGGTAATCATCTCACCATTGTAGCGGTATCCATAGATGTCAACATTCCGCACATCTCCACGCTTAAAGCGCATCTTATTGCCAAGGTTGATGTTGCCGGAGATGCTTCGGCTTTCCTCTTGCGCAATAGCCCCCAGTGTAGTAAGGATGAATTCACTGGTCGGGTCTGCTGTATCGAGATTTTCTTTCTCGAATAGAATCGTCACATTGTTTTCTCGAAGCAAATCCAGTGCCATCATAAAATCAGCCGTATTTCGGGCGAATCTCGAAATCGACTTGCAAATCACGCGGTCGATTTTCCCTGCCTTGCAATGCCGAAGCAGTCTGCGGAAGCCGGTACGCTTTTCACTGTTCGTGCCAGAGATACCATAGTCCGAATATACACCGATGGGATTCCACTCAGGGTTGGCTTCAATCAGCTGGTTAAAGTACCGTTCCTGCGTTTCATAGGAGTTTTCCTGGTCAGATGAATCCGTTGAAACACGGATATAAGCGGCAACATTCAGCGTTCCAGTCTTCTGCTTCGTTGCACGGAAGCTCTCAGCAGAGATGAAATCACCCGGTTTTGCTTCATATACCAATTCCTGAGAGGGCTCATCACTCCTCTCAACCGGAATCGTAATGTCCTGCCGTACCACGGCGGCCTTCTTTGTGGTGACTGCTTGGTCGATGAACGCCTGCAATGCGGGGTCAACTTTCTTTTTTTGTTGAGTAGACTTGCCTTTCGTCTGATTTTTCTTGGGTGAAAAAAGAACCGCAGCGGAACCCAGTTCAGGCAGGTTCACAGCTGCGGTCTTGTTAGATGTCTTTGGCTGTACCGACTTTTCTTCAGTCATCTTCTGCAATTTTGCCAAGAAATCAGTTGTTGTACTCATAATTCTACTCTCCTTTCTGCCCTTTATTTCCTTTGGGCAGTCACATATTCCCTCTGTTTCGTGATATTATCAAGTAAATTTGGCGCAGAAAAACGGAGAATAATCTGTCGGATTATTGTCTTTTCTGCACGATATGTACTCCCCGCCCAATAAGGACGGGGACAGACTCAGATACGAGTCACAAGGTCGAGCGAGATCCAGCCTGCACCGGATTTCAGCTTGCCCCAGCCTTTCGTGGAACCAACGCCAGTAGATTCTGCCACAATGGTGAATACACCCTTTCTGGTGTACTGCCCGGTCTTTGCATAGTTCGTGCCCGGACCTTTGCGGATGTTGAGGTCGCTGACGGACACACGGACTGCATACGGAACAGAGGACTTCTGCTCCGGATAGACCGCCTTGCCCGCCGGGTCAAACACACAGTAGCCCGGATTGGCATCCGCACACTGCTTTGCGTTGGCGAGGTCACGGAACGCCCCCTTCTGGGATGCAGCGTTCTGCCAGCTCTTACGCACACGATACCATCCGGAAATCGTAGTGTCGGTGGTGGAATTGAACTTCGTCAGATTCCATTGCTCGATGATGCTGCAAAGGTTTTGTACATAGTCATGACTGGTAGCGTAACCACCATCCTTGATGATTTGTGCGGCCTTCTTGTAATCGGTACAGCCAGCCAGACTCTCATAGCGTTTCTTGCTGCCATTCATCGCACCGAGCAGATACGCCGCATGGTCGGCAATAGAGTCCTCGACACAAGTGTACTTACGGAAATCAGCATTGAACATCACATAGCTTCCTTCTGCATTCTGTTCCTGCGTTTTCTTGGTGTAGACGGACTTGCCATCCCACACAGAGTTCGGCCAGCTGTTCCCGGAAAGGCTGGTCTTCATACCAAAGCAGTTGTTCGCCTTTCGTGCCAGTTCGGAAGAACCGTAGCTGGATTCCAGAATGAACTGCGCCATCGACACGCAGGCAAGGATGTCCGTGGTTTTCTGGTTCGCAGTAAACAGCGGACCGATCTTTGCCACGGCTTCTGCTTCCGAGAGATTCTTGAGCGAAGAAGCCTGCATGCCGGATGAGGATGAACCGCCCAGTGCTACAGTTACCCTTGCGGCCAGATCACCCAGGCGGGCATACAGCCAGTTTCCAGGGCAGCTTTTGTTGGCAAACCAGCGGTGAACGGTCAGCACCATTTCATCTGCCGCCGGAGCATAGTTGAGTGTCTTATTTTTATCACCCAGCCACAGGAGCTTCTTCTTCCCGTTACGCTTGCAGATATCGATGCAGAGCTTGACGAGAGAGTCATATACGGCACTGTTCATGGCATACGGCTCATTCATGTCGCTGGCGCACTCGATGGTGACAGCCCTCTGGTCATTGGCATTGCTGGACGAACACCAGCTGCGGTTCTTTTCCTCGACACAAAGTGACACCCGCCCATCCGTACCGATGCCGTAGTTGCAGCTTGCCTGACGGCTCGTGCTGGTAAAGCAGCCGCAGATGCTCTCCGCAGAAAGCTGATCGACCACACAATGCGGTGTGATGCGGTCGATGCTGTGTGTCCTCTGCCCGGAATGGTTCGGGGAGAGCTTGGTGTAAACAACGAGTGGACTATTGGTATATCCCATAATGATTTCCTCCTGCTAAAAAAATTGAGGTCCAGATCACTCTGAACCTCGTACTGTGGTTATTCTGTTGTTACGGGATCAGCAGTTTCATGCCGACCCGGATGGCATTGGAAGTCAGACCATTCAGCACACGGATATCTGCACAGCGGCTGCCGCTTCCCAGTTCCTTATCTGCGATTTTCCAGAGATTATCACCGGGAACAACGGTATAGATCCTGCCAGCTGTGAACGCATAGGTGTCCGCACTGTTCAGGACATATGCGACACCGGCCTCTGCTTCGGCACATTTGATCTTCAGCCAGCCATCACAGAACTGCACGACTTCCACAAGGGCATTCTTCTTGTAGACCGCTACGACCTCTGCATCCAGACTCGGCTTTTTGCGGATGTTCATAAGGGTCTTGAGCTTGCCGTAGGCAATGGTCGCCGGAAGCTCCTCCGCAGTCGGGAACTCGTCCTCGTCCACTTCGACCTCCGCTTCTTTCTCCGCCGGGGTATCCTCCACAGGAGTTGTGGTTTCCGGCTCATCTTCCGAGATATCGTCCACGACTGCTTTCTCCTCACTCTCATCTGCACCGGTATCCGGGACAGCCTCTTCCGGATAGATCACGTTACCGTCATTGTCGAACACACGGCTGCCGGGGTTCTCATCACACTTGGCTTTCGCATTCGCCAGCAGACGGTACGCGCCAAACTGGGATGCCTCATCTTCCCAGACTTCACGCACACGGTAATAACCGGTCGTCAGTTTTGCGGGATACTCTTTCTTACTCATAATGCTTTCCTCCTAAAATTGAGGGAGAGGCTGTTACACCTCTCCCCATTGATCACTCGTCCTTATTCTCTCTTTCTTCCTTCAGCTGTGCCAGCATCTCCTTGAGCTTCTCCGGCACGGGAAGACCGATAACGGCTGCGTTTTCGAGGCAGCTCAGGCCTTCATTCGCCAAATAAAAGAACACCACTGCTGTACGGATGGCCGCTCCATTCTGGAGGATCTGTGTGTCGATGATGTTGGCAATACCAACCAGCACAAAGATACACACCTTCTTGGCGATACCCTTAAACCCGACCTCAGAAGACAGCTCATGTCGCACGGCCGCTGCAAGCACCCCAGTGAAATAATCACAGGTCACAAAAACAACCAGCGCATAAAAGAAGCCGTCAAAACCGCCGAAGAACCAGCCCAGGAATGCACCCATACCTGCAAACATCAGCTCTAACTTATCGATCACATTCTGCATAATTCTTTCCTTTCCGCCCTCTTGAGGGCATAAAAATTGGGCGGCATTGCTGCCACCCTGTGTAACTGTCTGTCTATACTAAACACCGTGGAGCAGGAGCAAGGAACACCTCTGCCCTTTCGGTGGGAATTTACGAGGAGCTATCTTCCGTCAGCCACGCGCGGATCTGACAGTAGTAACCATCTGCCCATGCCTGATAGCCTCTTGCGGAGGGATGGATGCTGTTCGTCAGCGTCCGGCTCGTTTCCGTGAAGCGGTTCGTTACAGGCTTGTCCGAATACGGGAATGCCAGACGGCGGTCAGTACGCAGACCGTGCGCAAAGCAGGTCACATTCTTATGGTACTTGCCAGCATCAAATGCTTTGATGAGTGCGAGATTGAGCGTGTTGATGCTCATATGGAAGATGCCCATGCTTGCACCGCACTGATAAGAATAATCCGAACCGGGACCACAAAGACCGATACCGATCTTGCAATTCGGGAAGCCCGTTTCCTTATCCAGCAGCGCATCGATGAACTGCTTCGCCTGATCCACGAACTTCTGCACCTCTGCTTCCGTGCGGTACAGTGTAGTGCCCTGTGACACATCATTGGTGCCAAGTGCGATCAGGAAGTAGTCGATGCCCTCATAGCCGTTGGTCTCGCAGTATTTCTGGAAATCCAGACGGCCTTTGATCTTGTCCCAGAACGCATTCGTTTTGCCGGCGTAATCCGTATCTGCCAGATACCGGGCAAAGGTCCAGCTGCCGCGTCCTTCGTGCTTGCCGCCAGACGGTCCTCTCGTTCCCAGCGGATGGATCACGCAGTCATTATCCTCTGCCAGCAGACGGTACACTTCCGTTGCCACAGAACCATTGTCCACGAGAGAATCTCCACAGATGCAGATATTTTTCGTGAGCTTATCCTTCAGCTTATGGTGGACCCTGACCTGCACAGGTTTGGACGATACCGTATGGCAGTCTTCTTCATCCAAACGGCGGACGGTCAGTGCAAAATCCGTACTGTCCTTCGTCGGCGTGTAGTTCATGCAGTACTCGTTCCGGGTCAGGCTCGGTGCATTCGTGCCTCTGGCGAGCACATACAGATTTTCCTTGCCATCATGCCGGGAAAGACAGTCAAAGAAGATGGAAAGCTGGCGCCCTTCCATGCAGTCCCAGTGGGACGGGGTCACGATGTCATCTTCTACAGCCGGAGTAATAGCTCTCTGCACATAATCCGTGATACGCTTCGGGATGAAAGATGCCGCGTTATCTGCGAAGAGATCGCCCGCTTTGTATTCCTTACCGCCCACAATGAACTTCACATCCGGGTGAATGTGCGGATTATATAGCTTGCTCTGATACCAGCTTGCAATATAGAAACCATTTGTGCCCAGCTTGCGGAACAGGCTGGTATCGTACAGGTTGATGGTTCTCGTGCCAGCATCATAAGCAAGGATGCGCATCGGCATACCAAATGTCGAGCTGGGTGTGTTAAATGCCATCTCTACCGGATCGCCTGCCATGATCCACTCATAGTGGAACGTATCCGGAACACCCAGACACTTGGTACTGACCTGGATCGTACCGGCATCCTGGTCAATGGTAATACCGCCGCTTGCCAGATACATATGGCGGGAATCCTTACCGGCAAGATCCGTGCGGAGCTGCTGAAAGCGGTCCTCATACTTCTTTTCGATATAGGAATCACGCCGTTCTTCATCGAAAAGCTCACCAGCCTTATAAGTCGTGCCATCCAGCACAATGCTGAAAGAGGAACCCATGTGCGGATACCAGAAATGGTTTTCATACCATGCAGCGATATAGTAGCCGTTTACTCCCAATGCCCGGAACTGTGCAGTGTTGTAAAGATTGATCTGATCTATGGACGAGTCATAGGCAAGGATCAGCATGTGATGCTTTTCTGCTTCCGTACTATCCAACATCGGTACCGGCTCCTCACTAGCACTGATCCAGTAGTAAGCACCGTTATCGACAACCGCCAGGATACGTTTCGTGACCTGAATGGTGCGGTTGACCGTATCGATCGCAAACTGGCCTGTAGCGAGGAACATCTTTGCTGAACGGTACTTGTGCCAGGTCATCGCAGTATTCGCAATCTTGGCTGGATTGCCATAATCGATTCCGTTGATGACTGTACCGCGGCTCGAAGGAGCTGCGTACACCACATTCCAGTCAAAAAAGACCGCAAACACAAAGCGGCCCTTTGTGAATAGATCGCCCCAGCTATCGCCGCTTGTATTTTCCACCTTAATGACAGGGACTTCTGTCTTTTCTCCCGTCTCGTTTGCGGATGCTTCCGCACCATCATAGTAGATCGCCCACCATTTTCCCACTACTGCAAAGTCAAACGAGGTACTGTTTTCCGCCACCAGTTTCGTCTGCTCGTACTGTGTACCATTTGTACGGCGGCAGACATATACACTCTTTCCCTCCGGGAATGTGACTGTCACCTTGCTGCCCGTGAACCTGATATCCACGCTGCCGTTCATCCACTGCCAGCCTGTTGCGTAATTTGACAGCAATCTCATCGGGAGCATGTTGTCATAGAGGTACACCGAGAGCTTCGAGAACAGCTTTTCATTGGTGGTGACAGAGATGAAACGGGTATTCGGAAGCAGTGTGATCACATAGTTGTCATAGACCTTGCCGCTCTCTGCCCGGAAACAGCCACCGAGGAACTTACGGTCCATGTCATAGCAGACCACGTTGTTATAGTCATTCCGGCCGCTCATATAGCCGAACTGACCGTCCACCAGAATCGCATCACCGCTGACCGGGACCATGTGCGCCACGCGCCAGCTTTCCGAAGCTACAAGGTTGCCGTTCTGGTTTGCGTAACCATTTTTGATCACCCAGTTCTTCATGATATTCTGCATGGAACGCACCCTGCCGACCGCACGGATATTGTCACCGGCTGTGGGATAAGTCTTTCCCTCATCATCCACACGGGCATCTACAAGCTCCTGTGCATAGTTGGCATTTTTATCTGTAGATGCCTTGACGTTGGCATTGATCTGGGCTTTCAGCGTTTCTGCAGTCTTATCCATCTCGGACTTACTGGCCGCAACCGCACTGTTTGCGGCATCGACCTTCTGGGTGATATCCGCTACATCCTGTGCGGTCATCTTGCGCAAGGCTGCCACATCTGATGCAGTATCTGTACGAAGCTGCTCTACATCTGCCGCAGTATCCTTGCGGAACTGCTCCACTTCTTCTGCCGTATTCTGACGGTACAGAGCCATCTGCTCCGAGAACCGGGAACACATCGCCCAGTATTCCTCCTGTGACAGAAGCGTTCCGGCCGGCACAGGTTTCCGGCTCATATAGCTGTCGCCTGTGGATTCCTCATACACAATGGTAAGAGGTTCATATTCTTTTGCTTTGTCCCAGATACCATCATGGCGAGGGACGATTCGGTTTCCGATATATTTCGACATATTTTCCCCTTTCCCGGCCGCATTAGCCGTTTGCAAACTCTACGATCAGCCGCCCATTACCATCCATGGAAAAGATGAGTTTCAGACCATCTTCGGTACTAAAGGCAAGATAACCATCATCCGTAACCGTACAGTTCAAAAGATTTTCAATGAATTTCTGGATGGTGCTGGATTCCGACTTGTCACTGAAACCGAGTCCATCCTCCGACGCAGCGGCAAAATAGCCATCATCCGTGATATACACTTCCAGCAGACCTTTACGGATAGCTTCCACCACACCAGCGTAGGTATAAGTGGCGATCTTGCCGTTGTTGATAGCTGCCCGCTCCACCTTCAATGTGAGGGAGAACGACCCAAGGACATCCCCTGCTGTGCTGAGCATAACAACATCCAGTGGAAAACGCCCTGCCTGTGCGGTCATGAAGGTCGTGATCGTAAAGATGACCGCCCCATTTTCAACAAACACAAGGTCGGATGCCGTCTCGCTGGTGTAATGGAATATTGTGCCGTCCGGTCTGGTACCGGAGCAGGCAACGATGCAGTCCTGCGGCACGGAATACTGTACCGAGTTGTTATACAGGACACATCTGACTTTCCGTGCCCTGTTATCATATTGTTTGACCGGGACTATCACCGGGATCAGATTCTCCGTCAGTGACAGCTCCACTTCCTGATAAATGCTTGTGATCATTACGCGCTCCCTCCTGATCGGTCTTCTTATCCTCTGTTTCTTCTTTATTCCCATTATCTTTCTCTTCGGTGTCCGGGTTCTCCGGCTCCGGCTGTTCCGGTTCCGTTGGTGTAGTCGGTTCCGTTGGCTGTTCCGGCTCATAGCCAATGGTCTGCCACTGTTCTCCATCCCAGAGCTTTAACCGAAGGTTCTTCTTATCGATCCAGAGCGTATCTGCTGCCAGGGCCTCCGGTGCGGTTTCCGATACCGGGATACTCGGCTGGTACTTTTCATCCAGTTCTTTTTCAACCTCTTCCGACAGCTTCTTCGCCACACTGTATCTCTCGTCCAACTCCTTTTGCAGATCTTCTGAGATTTCCGTAAGGGTGCCATACCGCTTATCCAGTTCCTCATACAGCTCTATGGACAGCTTTTTGGCAGTTTCGTACCGCTGATCGAGTGTTTTCTGAAGCTCGGCAGAGATAGCAGTCGCTGTTTTGTACCGCTCATCCAGTTCCTTCAGCAGCTCCTCGGAAAGCTCCGTGGCTTTCTTATAGCGGTCATCCAGTTCCTTGAGGGTCTGTTCCAGCAGGATCGCTGTCCTGACCGCCGTGTCATCCGACTCCCAGCCATAGCTCCACGTCTTACCGCCATCCGTGGATACAAACAGTCCGGCAGAGCTGTTCTTCCATGCGACCGTGGACTGTTTCAAAGTCGCCGCATTGAATGCATACCGGGTCGTGTTTTCCTTGCTGTCCGTCTCATTTTTATAATGAAGGCCAAATAGCGCAGCAAAAAGCGCACCGTCATAAATAATAGATGCTGTGATCCCACCGACCTGCTCCCCCACTGCTGTCTCCGCACGGACTGCCGTATCGTAGGCAATCGTTGCTGTATTCCGGATGCTGTTGAGCGAACCGGTCAGAGAAGAATTCCGGCTACTGACCGTGGAGTTTGAGAGCGTGATGCTGTTATAATGTTCCAGCAGCGCATCATACTCGGTCTCGGTGACTTTGGAACTGACCTCAATGCCCAGCTTTGAGATATACACATGGACCGTATCACAAAGGGAAACACGCTCTGCTTCCACAATGTCCTCATACCCCGGCGTATTCCAGAGCTGTAAAAAGTCGATCTTGATGTCGATCTCCGACTCCGTTAAGTCCGTGGTGTCGATATAGTTCTGTGCGTATTCCCGGAGTGCCGCTTCACTCGGCTTTTCCTGAAAATTACTGGTACAGTCCAGCACGGTGATCTTCTGGTAGGGGATCGACCGTTTGCTTTGCAGCACCACCTTCTCCGGCAGTTCCATGACCGCCTGGGTTTCATTATCCACCCAGTACGGATGCACACCAGTGATTGTGTTCTCGATAGATTTTTCCATCTTGAAATCCGTCAGGTTCTTACCGTAGATGATGTGGACGTTATGGTCGGCACCTCTTGCCTTATGGAACTTGACCGTGTACCGGTCCCACTCGAATTCACCGCCAAAAACATCCAGAACCGACCCGGCCATACCTCCAAGGCAGTTTCGGAAGGAGGATGGAACTCCCAGCGTAAAAGTCGCGCTGGATTCCACATCCGTCCAGACATTAAACGGACAGTCAGAAGCCGCATGGCTTTTCAGTCCCTGCATTGCCCCAACACACCCGGCCACCGAAAATGGTGATACCGTGATAAAGTTAAGCTGATAGGAAATATGCCGTGCCTGCACTTCCAGCTTCCCATCTATCGGGGTTGTGATCTTGTAGATGCGGAACGGCTGAGACTGCATGGTATCGGATGGCTTGGCAAGGATGATATTCCCCTCCTCCAGCATCTCTGCATGGATACCGTCCGCCGGGCAGATGAGCTTCAGCTCATAGCTACCGTTTCGCTTTTCCGTCACGGTACAGGACTGTGCATCTGCCAGCTTTCCAATACCGTTATGGTCAAATCTCATTTCTCTGGAATCATATAAACATGGGATCACTGGCTGCACCTCCCTCTTAAAGCGTCCACCAGCGGGGAGTCACCTCCACCGCTGTGATACCGCCTGTCCATGTGATCTGTGTCTTTCCCTCCGGCAGTTCCGGGAAATCATCCGAAAGGATTGTCTCATTGCAGAAGCCGGAAGCGTTGTAGGCATTGTGCGTCTCACAGTTGAGCAGCACATAGTCCTGAATGCTGTGGATCGTAATCTTTTGTTCTCCCACATACAGCTCACCACCGCTGTCTCCGTAAACCTTGAAGATGGGCTGTGCCGGAAAAGCAAAGGGGGTTCTTTAAGGTCGACCTGCCATCCAGCCGGATCACCCTCTGCCCATCCACGCTCCACCTCTGGGGCTTACAGTTGAATGTCAGCTCCATCTCAGCGGCTTTCTGGGCGGTGATATCAAAGGCAAGGGCATCCTTGCAGACCGCCATCCGGAAAAAATCCGGATCGTAGGTATCCTGCAATTTCTGATACCCGATCGGAGATAACAGCCACGCCTTGACCGCTGCTGTCTCGGCTGGCAGACCATTGAAGAAAAATGCCTTATATTTGATATCCACGTTCTGATATCTGCGCCTGCCTGTTCTTGCATTCTCGGTGATGATATCCCCGTTCCTGCCGGGTACGGAGGTGCTCTCCACATCCGCAGCCGGGGAATCATACACACCGGGGCCAGACAAATATAAAAGGAAGTCTTTGCTGGACTTCCCGGCAAAGGACAGATACTGTCTGGCGTATCTGCCTTTTAACTGAAACTGTGATACTGTCTGCTTTGGGGTGTTATAGCCCATACGCATCTCCTCCTTTATTTGAAGACCGAATCATCCTCGTGGATCATGCCGTTGATCTTATCGGCAACGGTCTGTGCGAGTTCATCATCGTTCCGGGCGTTATAGCCATTGACCGTGATATACACACCACCAAGGTTGGTCGTCCGGGTGGTACCGCCTCCGGCCAGAGCTGCCTGCGGGAAGTTCCAGCCAGAGCCATCGAAGTGCGGCAGGGTCAGTTCCGGCAGGCTGAAGGAACTGATGCCCTCCATTCCCTGCTGTACCTTTGCTGCCATCGACCTGATCTGGCTGATCAGTCCGCCCTCGCCTTTCTTGATGCCACCGGAAAGCAGTTTCATAAAGTCGGGCATATAGGTGTCCGCATCTGCCAGAGGTCCTTCATCCGGCACAGAGAAGTGCAGGAACGAACGGATACCGCTTGCCACACTCTTGACCGCATTGCCGACCCAGCTCACACCCTTCTTGATGCCTCCTGCAATGCCGCCAACGATGTCCTTGCCCCAGCTGACTGCCGAGGAAGCCACGTTCTTGATACCGCCCCAGATGGACGATGCCACGTTGCCAATAGCAGATGCCGCATTGGAGATTCCGTTCTTGATGGCGTTTATTCCATTCGAGAATACCGAAGTGACCTTGTTCCAGATATTTGTGACACCTTCCCGGAAGCCATCGCAGTTTTTCCAGAGAGCGGTCAGTCCAAGACCGATGCCGCCAACGGCTGCCACTGCGATACCTGCAGGACCCGCCAAACCAGCAAGTGCCGTGCCTGCGGATGCGAGGAAACCACCTGCGGAGCTTGCTACCCCTGCAAGGGCTGTACCTGCACCAGCAGCCAGGCCGGATACGGTCGTACCCACAGAACCGAGCAGACCGGAAAGCGTTGTGCCGACTGTCCCGGCAATACCGCCCAGCGAAGAACCGATAGACGATACGATGCCGGAAAGACTACCGCCTAAGCCGCCGATCTTCGATACCACACCAGAGAGCAGTCCGCCCAGATTCGACAGGATTCCCCCACCGCTGGAGCCAAGGCTTCCCAGCTTCGAGATGATGCCGGAGATTCCCTCTCCCAGACCGCCCATTTTGGAGGTCAGTCCGGAGATCAGATTGCCAAAGTTCGACACGATCTGACCGCCATCTGCACTGCCGATTTTTGACAGGAAACTGCCGATGTTGGATAACAGACCACCGCCGTTCTCTGTACCGAGGACATTGCCGAGGTTCTGCATGGTATCACCAATGTTTCCGATGGTGCTCTTCATGGAACCAAGCTTGTCCACAAGCCCCGTGACCGTATTGACCGTATCGCCGACTTTGCTGATACCATTGCCCAGACTCTTTAAGAAATCCGAGTTGAAAGTATCGCCAAGGCTTCGGATCGAATTTCCAAGGGAACTGGTCTGAGAACTCAGCTCGCCAATGGAAGATTTCATGTCCGCAAAACCCTGCTTTACTTCATCACTCATGCCGCCGACTGCGGTTTTGGTGATGCCCTGCAAGTCTGTCCAGAGCTGTTGAAACTGTGTTTTCACACCGGAAAGGCCAGACATCAACTGAGTCTGGATACTACTGCCAACGCTCCGTGCAGCCGAACCGATTCCGCTCTGGTTTCTGCTGATTGTTGCAGCAAAGCCCCCGACCACCGAATCCATCCAGTCTCCCAGAGAATTCACAGGGGTCGTAAGGTTATTGCTCATTGACCCAGCCAGACCTTTCACGGCTTTAACTACAACTTTTACATTTTTCTTGATACCACTTGCCAGCAGCTTCATAAAGTCTGGCATATACTCATCGGCATCGGACAGCGGACCTTCATCTGGCACTGAGAAGTGCATGACGGAACGAATCTTATCCGCAACACCATTGATGGCACTTGTCACCTCTCCGATCTTCGACTGAATGCCAGAAACGATATTCCCGATAATATCCGCACCCCAAGAGAAAGCCTGACTTGCCAGCCCCTTGATATACGCAACTGCGCTGTTGAACCCTGCTTCAATTGCGGAACGAATGTTTCCGACCGTACTTATGATGCCACTATGCATAGCAGTGAAAGCACTGATTGCCGCATCCCTTGCGCTGTTGCTGAAAGAAGTAACCGCAGTCTTTGCCGCATTCCACCCAGCAGAAATTGTGGACTGGATCGTAGCGGTAACGGACGAAATCGTACTGCTGATGCCGGTCCAGATGGAAGAAACAGTGGACTGGATTGCAGAAAGGACCGTCGAGATGACTGTCTTGATCGCATTCCATACCGTGCTCATCTGGGTCTGGATGCCAATCAGCAGCGGAGATAGGAACGATACAATGGCGTTCCACACCGTAGTCACTGCGGTCTGGATCGCAGTCAACGCGGTGGAGATCGCGGTCTGGATGGCTGTCCAAATCGTAGAGAAAGTTGTTTGCAATCCGGTCAAAATCGGCGTTATAAATGCAACGATGGCGTTCCAGATGGAAGTGATTTTCGTCTGGATTGCGGTCAATGCCGCACCGATCAGGATTTGTATTGCCTGCCAGATGGTCTCAAACAAATATTTGAACGCATCCAACAGAGGTTTCATGGTGTTATAGATGCCATTCCACACCGAAGTGATGGTCGTGCTGATGGTATTCATGACCGTAGTGATCGCGGTCGAGATCGCCGTCCACACAGTTGTCACCGTGGTATGGATCGTATTCAGCACGGAAGAAACTGCTGTAGAAATGGCAGTCCAGATGGTGCTGAAGGTCGTCTGGATACTCGTAAGGACAGTCGTAAAGAAACTCGAAACTGCTGTAAATACTGTCGTTGCCACACTCTGGATAGCGGAAACTGTGTTTGAAAAGAAGCTGCTGATTCCGCTCCACACGGTCTCGAAGAAGCTCTTGATACTGCCCCAGACCGTCTGCCAGTCTGTCCCAAACAGACCGAGGAACACATCCAGTGCGCTCTTTAGTGCGGTAAGCGTCGTGGAGAATACAGACTTCACACCTTCCCAGATGCTGGCGAAGATTTCCTTTACCGCTTCCCATGCACCGCTCCAATTGCCGGAGAACACATTGGAAAAGACATCGAACAGACCGAGCAGCGTATCCAGAACCGTACTCAATACCGTAGCCATAATCTGGAATGCTCCCTCGAACAGCGGTGCAAGCACCTGACAGAAGCCATCCCAGACGGCTTTCAGTACCTCAGTGACATCCTTAAAATCAAAGCCCAGCCCGTTGATCCGCTGTGTCAGCTGGTCGCAGAAGCCTTTCACCTTGGAAACAATGTCGTTCCAGATGCCGGTAATGGCAGTGCGGAACTCCTCGTTGGTGTTCCAGAGGTTCATGAACGCCGCCACCAGCGTACCGATGACCGCCACCACTGCTACGACCGGCCCGGACAGACCACCCAGAACCACAGATC